CTCATAATCGATTGGTCACTGGTTCAAGTCCAGTAGGGGCCACCATCAAAAACATTTAATTTCAATAAGTTACTTCCTTTTATAATATTTAGTTAATCGTGTGATTTTGGACTTTGGCGATAAAATGGCGGTTGATATTTTTCTAATTTAATCTTTTTATCTTGTATAATAGTAGATAGTAGATAGTAGATAGTAGATAGTAGATAGTAGATAGTAGATAGTAGATAGTTGTGCTAGGAATAGGGGACCAGATTGATTTATGATTCAACCTGGTAATGTTTTAGGCTTTTTTGGCGTGTCGGCTGTATGGCGATATTGGTATGTTAACTTTTGGATCTGGGATTGCGCTTGGTACAATAGTTTCAGATATTGATTGCATTGCAGTGAAAGTATGTCCGCAAAATATGTTGGAGCATTGGTAATACTGTTTGCGGGTTAAGTTACTAATTTCTTCACTCGATCTTATAAATGTTTTATTTCGACAATGTGGACATTTCATGTGACAAACCTCTTTCATTAAGTTTAAATTAATTTTACATTAATTTAAACTTAAGTCTAGTGTTTTTTTATTTTACTTTTTATTTAATTTTACATTGCTTTTGATTAAATGGCCGTAAAGTTTAGATGAACTATAGCTTGATTAGCTATCATTTTTAATGAGTTTTTTGATTAAGTTGATGACTCTTTGTGATGAGCCATCATTTACATAGGTTTAAAATTATTCACCCAATCTTGTTAAGGTTATTTTACTGTGCCTTTAGGCTTTTTGGTTGGGAGTATATTTTCGTAACTTTGTTCTTGGGGTTTTATTTCCAATTCAACTTCAGTTGTAAATCCTGATTGTTTACTTAATGAATGTGTACATTTAGCAATGGTCCATTGGGTTGAGTTTATTTCCGGTTTGAAACCAGTAACTTCAACAGGCATTTCAGTAAATAAATCCGGACGACCTAAGGCAAGTTTAAGTTTAAAAGATGCTGTACCACGTTGAATTTTTTTCATTTCACTTTTAGCAGCTTCTATAGCGCTTTCTTTATTTGCAAAGATACTTCTTAAAACTTTGATTTTATCTTTAGAACCTTCATAATAAACAGAACTCTTATCTAATTGTTCTTTATAGATAATTTTTTGTGGTTCTTTAGTTGGGTTTTTGTAATTATACCAGAATGTTTGCACACCAGCATATTGATTACGATTACTAATTGTATAAGAGTGTGAGTTTCCTGATTCTCTTTTAATTTTCGCAGGAGGAATAGTCTTGCCATTTACGGTTATTCCTAGCCCTTTATTGAAGACGATCAAGATATCATTTTTAACGGTGATCCCACCACCATACTCATCAATTAACCGTGTAAGAAAAGAACTGTCTGATTCTCGGGTCTGGTCAATATGTGGAATATATTTTGAACCTATTTCTTTATCATAGCGATAAGTTAAATTATTGCGTTTAGCAATAGTAGCAATTAAATTACCTAAAGTAATACTATCATAAGATTCTTCACGATTAACACTTATTATTTCTCCCGATAGATTGGCACTAGTACCTTGAATAGTGATGATATCAGGTGTTCCAGAATGCGTGACTTGAGTAATGGTAAAAACATTTTTTATATTTGCTTCAAAGATTACCTCTTCTTGATTGTCCATCGTAGTTCTTTTGTTATCAGCACTCCATCCAAGCGTAATTTCTAATTTAACCCCTTTTTTGGGTAAATTAACTTTTTGATCGGAATCATCAATAACTAAAGTTATTGTATCTGCTTGAAATCCATTATTATCGACAAATGTCATTGATATTAGACGATTATCAAACTTTTTAGTAATGTCTTGTTTATTATTATCATCTAATAATAAAATTTTAAAGAAAGGGCTTGCCATGTTGTACCTATATAATAATATCAATAATATCTTTGATGGCGCCTTCACCAAAGAAGTCTGGAATATCAACTTTAGTTAGGTTTATTGTGAAATCGATTTTTCTTGGAGAACCGTGACGATCTAGTTCGGTGTAAGTTTTTTCTACACTATTTAAAACAAAGAAACCAAGTGGTACACCATCACCTTGAATCAGTGGCATTGGTACTGATAAATAAGCCATACGTTCTAGAACTTCAAGGCTGACTCTACCATGAGTTATTTCACTATATACTGAACCAGATAGGTTTATTGTTTCGTTATTAGGTCCTGTAAACTGTAATGCTGAGCGTTTGTTAACTCTATTATTACTAGCCCAGCTCCAACTTTTGTTTATTTTCATATTTTTGTAGGGTAATGTTTTTAAGCTGAAAACAAAAAAGCCGTAACATATCATCATATTAGTAGATATCCCTTAAGCTGCTTTTAATTTGAAATAGTTGTTGTTGTTCTCTACGATCCAGTTCTTGAGTGATAGCTCTGACTAACTCTTGTTCATTCATGCCAGGTGCTGCATTGATGGTAATATAATATTGTGAGGTTCCTCCTTGAATATTACTCACGCCTGAGTTAGCGATAGAATATGTGCTATTATTCATGCTTTTTAATGGAATTTGTGGTGCAGTTGTCTTCACTTTGTCAGCAAATTTACTCAGTGAGTCTAAAGCATTATCTTGCGTTCCATCAATCCCGAGTTGATAGCCTTCAATAGTGTTAATACCAAATTCTTTAAAGACTTTCGATGGTGAATTAATTCCTAACTTTGATTTGAACCAACTACATATATTACTACCAACATCTGATACGCTATCTTTTAACCCGTTCCATGCATTTTCGATACCGTTTGTCAGTCCGTCTATAATATCGCCGCCAATTTTTAAAAACTTATTGAATAATCCATTTTCACCAGTAAAAATTTGTCCTATTTTGTCAGGTAGTTCTTTTATTTTGTCAGGTAATGACATAATAAGATCCCAAGCATTACTCACTACGTCAAAGAGTGTTTCAAATAGTTTGATTGGTGCCATAATGATGCTACCAACAATTGAACCAAAAGATACTCCTGCCGATTTGCAACTTTCAAACTCTTCATTAGTTAATTTGATTGGCGTTAATAATTGACTAAACCAATTAATCACTCCGCCTATTGCATCACCTATAACGCTAAATACCGGACCTAAGAATGAAAAAGTATCAATGATTGGCTTTATTTCATTAGTCAATCCTTCCCAAAAACCACTGAAAAAGGCACTAATTGGTTCCCAATATTTTCTTATTACAAGAGCAGCAGCGGCAATTGCCATAACGACAATCCCAATAGGATTGAGTAAAAATGCTCGACCAACTGTCGAGATAACAGTGCCTAAACCTTTAAATGCACTCGTTAAAGTTTTAATCGGAATTTCTCCTAATGCGCCTAATGCTGTGCTTGCCATAGAGGTGATTGAAATTATTTCCATAAAGGTCGCGACAAAAGTAGGGTGGTTATTTACCCATTGCTGAGTATTTGCCATGAGATCTGTTAACCATGGCATTGCTCCAACTATTACTCCTTGCATGGAACCGCCCATCGAACTTAAGAGGTTATTAAATGTGGCTTTTAATAATTGAAATTGTGACGCAAAACTTTTACTGTCAATATCTGCTTTTATTTGTAAAGAACCCATTGCATTTGGATCATTAATTACTGATTGTTGTTGAGTAAGTAAAGGCAAATTATTGGTAAGTTTGCCCGTATTTTGGGCTTGTTCACTACCAAATAACTTACTAAGAATTTCTGTTTGTTGGGTAGTATTCTGTTGTTTAATGGTTGTTAGTACTTTTTGTATTGTGTCAATGGCATCGATTGACATATTTTTTTCTATTTGTGTGGCATCAAATCCAAGTGATTGTAATGTTTGTTGGAATTGCTCCGATTGCGTTGTCGCTTTTGATAAACTGTTGACGATAGCATTGGTGGCGGCAATCGCACCATCTGGTTTTATATTTAGGTTTAAGAATGCCGAATTTAATGCCATAACTTGTTTGAAATCGAGTTTATCAGCAATATCATCCATACTTTTTAGTGAACTTATGATATCTGCTGCATTAGCATCGGTGTTATCACTTAGATAATTAATGGTGTCGGCTAAGTTTTCAATATTTTCTATTGGAATATTAAATAATTTGGCAATTTCACTCATATCTGTGGCTAATTCTTTTGCCGGTAAGCCAAATGTATTGGCTGAAATTGCCGAGATTTTGGTAAAGTTTAGCAGTTGT